CAGTTCTCTTATTCTACGAAGAACACTCACTTCTCCACTTCACTAAGATTGACCCTTAAAGGAGGGCTATTTAATGACTGAGACAACCGTAATTGAAAAGGTATTATGCGCTGGAACAACCAAGAAAGGTCTGCCTTGCAAGAATCGCCCACAAATCGGAGGAACACTCTGCGGGCCACACGGCAAACAAATCGCCCTAGACCTAGCAGCCGAGCTATTCAAAAGCACCGCCATTGGCAAGTCTCACAACCGCCACGCGAAAACAGCTTCAAGCATCGTCCAGCTCAAAGAAGATGTGGACGAGCTGGCACAGAAAGTATTCGACAACGCAGAAGCAAACCCGCCATCAGACAAACAGCCGGACATCGTTTTTATCAGTGGCGACCGTGACAACGACCACCCCGAGCGCACCCACCAGGCTCTTAGCGAATTCTTCACAGACTATTGGCCAAAACCCTACGTGATCCTTGGAGACGCTAAAGGCACAGATGGAATCGTCGAAGACTGGCTCACGACAAGCAACCTTAAATTCCAGATCGTTAAAGCGAATTGGGAGACTAAGGGTGGCGTATTCCGAAAGGGAGCTGGCATGGAGCGCAACGAAGAATGCGTTCTGCGATGTGCAACCCTAGTGGCCTTTAGTCACGAAGGCTACGGAGACTACGACAACGGAAAGCCCGTTGACAAAGGTACAACCCAAGCCATTGAGAAGGCACGGGAAGCTCAGAAAAAAGTCGTCATCTTCAACCTCTCGGAATGGGACAAGGTTGAATTTGATTCAAGATTGGAAGACAGCATGGCCAGCGTGACCGACGAAACAGCAGCCGAGGTCTTTCAACTACTGAAAGCCGAAGAATTCGCGTTTCGCCCCTCGCTAATCTCGCTTAACACCTCTAGCTGGATCTACATCGGCAGAGGCAAACAGGGTACTGCAATGACGTTCCCTGGAATACTGGCACTCCCTCGCAAAATGTCACACGCTGACTTCAAGCGCAAGCTCTGGAAGCGCATGACCAGCCGCGAACCGCACCTTCTACGAGAACTAGCCCGAATCAGCGAGACTACTTCAATAGTCTGTAATTGCTTCGTCTCAAAAGACGAGCACGTTTGCCACGGCCACATAATAATCGCCGCTTCAAACTTCATGCACGGCAATGACGGTACGCCCTACCGAATGACCACCCAAGAGATCAAGGATTACGACGCGGCTAACAATCCGGCGTTGTTGTCAACCCTGCCCCAATCCGAACGAACCAGGATCGTGGCTCGATACAGCGCCATGACCCGCAAAACCTGGGAGGTCCCTAGTTTCAGAACGATGAACGGCGGCAAGAAACTATCCAAGGCAACGCCACTCGTCAAGAATTCCAGGGTCGTCTATATCAACGGCGATCTTGAACTTCCTGCGGTGGTAACGCATATCGAATACGGAACTGAGTGGATCGACGACCAGTATACAGGGCGACGACGCAAAGAGATTTTGAACTGCACCTTATTCAACGAACCAATTAACGCTCATTTTACATACAGTGACAGCAACGCCGAGATGATCCGACGAGGCCATCGCATCCACGAAACTGGACTAACCTCGGAGGAAGGCATTTTGCCGACAATCGCGCCCTTTATCAAGAAGGCGAAGAACACCAAGTCGGTAATGCCAGTCGACCTAACAACTGGTTGCCGTATCAAGTCTGGAATGCCAATCAGGATCATCGACCGAGCAACGGGCAAGGTTATGGACGTTGGAATCGCCAAGAGCATCAACTCGGCCTACTGGTACAAAGTCGTACCGCAAATGCCAGCGATTAAAGACGCCTGGATCGTCGAATATCACAGTATGCTAACTAACAAATCAGCCACCTGGAAAGGTGATGAGGGTACTCGTATCGAAACCGCCTATTAACACAGGCTCGGGGGAGCCAAAGGACAATCTCATGATGCCAGAATCTCGACGTAGCTATTGGATAATCTGCTTTATCATACTCGCCATTTCCTTCTATATCTTGATCAATACAGGCATACAGGTGGCAAGCGCATGAACTTCCTAATCTATCACAACGAACATTTCCTAGAACACTCCTATACAATGTTACCAGGCGAACGCTCTCCTCGTTACAAGCTCAACCTAGTTGCAAAGGTCGACGCCATCAACCTGGACGACGCCTATCGTGCAACTAATCACATTCGCGAATCATGGTGGCGTAACCCCGAGATGATCTGGTGGCGGCCGTCACGCTCAACCTCCGTTGGCGATGTCATATACAATATGTACACCGAGTCCTACCACAAAGTCGACTCCTTCGGATTCAAAAGACTCGAACCCTGGCACGAACTCACTACCTACTTTCTCGAAAAGGATCTGCCCGATGCCCCCCAAATCTTTGTTAATATATTTACTATTGATCGCTCACCTACTGCTCGTCTCCGTAGACTGGTGCTCCGACAACTATACTGGATTCGAACACATCTCGAGCTGCCTTTTCTACGAGAATAGAGTGTTCGGTCAGTACCTACAGCCCTAACAACTAAGCGAGGGAGGTTCACGCCTCTCTCGCTTTTTTATTTGCGAAGCACTTGAGAAGAACGCTAGAGCGCATGGTCGTGGAGGAACCATCGACCAGGCGACGCGGGCAAACCCCGATACATCGGCCTCGCAAGCTCGCCTCGTAACGAACGCAGACCTAGCCCAGATACATCGGCCTCGCAAGCTCGCCTCGTAGCGAACGCAGACCTAGCCCAGATACATCGGCCTCGCAAGCTCGCCTCGTAGCGAACGCAAGCAAAGGAAGGAGTCAAGGAACAATGCCCCTGGCTGAAGCAGCCGCCGCACACGGTCCCCAATGCCGTCCGTGCTGGTCCCCTGCGGGGCCAGTTCTTTATGTTGCCCCTAAGAATGGGCAACATAAAATTGCAGTTAAGTATCCATTGCTCCCTATAGGTTTCGCAATCCACGGCCTCGCCTAATGGTCCGGCCTAAGAAAAAAAGGATTCAAGGAAGGGAAGGTCGCTCGGAGCTGCGCTTGCCTAACGGAAGCAGCGCAGCTCTTGAGTCTCGCGCCCCACTGATACTAGGACTCGGGCTGGCATAAACCGCCAAGCCCTCGGAACCACTCTGAGCCACTTGCCCACGCGAGAAATGTGGTATCATAAGCACATGAGAGAAAGATTAACCATTTCGCATAGTCATCTACTAGCTTCGCTTTAGCACATAAGAACCTCATTTGAGATTCTATTTGTATGCCCCAGGTATGCCCATTTCACAGGAGAAACCATGTCCAAACCATCGAGTTTACAGGCAACCGAGGTCGACCAGCCATCACAGTGGCAAGAACTAGCTCAGGATCTCCTGGCAAGCATTGTCACCGGCCAACACTTCCGGAAGAAACGGCGCACCATCCTCGCCCTGGCCGATGCTGCTTACATGAATGTAAGCCAGGCGACGGTGTACCGTCTCCAGGGGTGCGCCTCCAAGGTCGCTCACTACAAATGGCGTGACGTAGATCCACAGTATGAAGCAGCCTACCAGTTCCTGGTAGGTGACCCTGCCACACCAGGTGTAGCACGTGTCCAACGCGAACAGGAAATCGACGAGCAAGAACACCTTGCCATCTCAGCATTAGCAGAAGCTAAGAACGTACTACGCATGGCTGCGGCCGACGCTGCATACACGCTTACCGATGCCCTCCATGCCGAGACATCCCACGGACCTAAGTGGCATGAACGCATATCTGCGGCCAATAGTATCCTCGACCGTTCAGACCAGGAGACAGCTACAAAAGTAGCACCTGCGATCAGCATTATAGATGCCGCCATCATGAAGGTGTATTCGGATGACCCCATAGATGCCACCCCGCAAGCTGGCTTGCCCGTTGACAGCCCGCCTTCCCAGGAGGTTTCCGAATCACAATCCGAAATTGGCAAAGGGGATACGCCCAACCATAGCAATGATGAGGACATCATTAGCCACGGTTCCCCCGACAGAGACAGCCAAGCCGCCCTGCTTGCATTGCGCTCATACACATCTCAGGATACCGACGAAGATGAGGAATGAACTAGGCAATAGCCGTTCGCCATGCTCTCAGGATTGCCTAACAAATAGCATCAATCACAAGGGTGACAAATGTCACCCCAACAGTGAACAAGACATGAGTGCTTGCACTCCTGCTTGCAAAGAAGGTCAACAACCTTAATAGTTAATTAACTATTCTTATCTCATCATTACTTTACCTTATATTATTCTAATATATGTAAAGTAGTTACTAGTAGGTAGTTGACCGGGTTACTTTGCAAGCAAAGTAATACACGGCAACGGACCTACTAGGGGTCTGGAGGAATATGACCTTGGCCGAAAACACGACAATTCCAACTGAGCTGGTTGATAAAATTCTTGACTTTCTGAAAGGCGAGGCTGAACACTGGAAACAAGAATGGGAATCCGCTGGAAGGCATCCGGCATCGCGCTTTCGGAGAGAGTATTGGTATTTTTCGGAGCTTGTGACCGAGCTTGAGACAGCTATTAAATTATGAGTTACTCACTATTTATTCTCTATGAAGGCCAACCTAGTATCACGGTCTTTTGCGAAGCAAAAGCCGTGTTTTTCCTGGTTGGACACACCCCTTGATGTCTATGCGAAGTAACACCGTGCTCTTTTTTATGAACGTGGGTTTTTGCTGTTTTACATGGGGTAGGGGTAGTTTGACCAGGTTCTTTTCTATGAACACGGCCAGGTTCTTTTCTATGAACACGGTGACGGTCAATTACCAGGGGTCAGGGTGGGTCACCAGGTTCATAGAAAAGAGCACTATAAAGACTAAGAAAGATATAGAAACACATATGGGAAATTTTGATGCTTAATCAATCTGTTAGTAACTTACAGGAAGCGCGGAAATTAAGGACGAGCGACGAATACAAGAACGCGATTACCAAATTGGTAGCAGCCGCCAACCGAGCTGGATCGCCGCCCGAACAGATTCGTAATTTCGCGCTAGGCGGCTACACGCCAACAGAAGAACAATGGATATTTCATTCGGCTGCTCGTCTAGCAGATCGGCCGGATGGACCAAGCCACATTGCAATGGGAGGTCCACGAGGAGGAGCCAAGTCGCATGCCATTATGTGCCAGGCTGCATTAGATGATTGCCAGCGTTTTCCAGGCTTAGAGGTTTTGTACCTGCGTCTTATTCAGAAGGCCGGTCGAAAGGCGCTGGACCAGCTTCGCGCAAAGACTCTTATGGGTTTGCCCCATAAATACAACCGAAATGAGGGACTGATCTCCTTCCCGAACAGTTCATCTATCGTCGTCGGCCATTTTAAGAACGAGGGTGACATCGACAAATACATCGGAATTGAGTTTGATGTAATGATAGTTGAAGAAAGAACTCAGCTATCAAGAATGAAAATAGACCAGCTTTTTGGCTCATTGAGAACTAGCAAGGAATTATGGAGGACAAGATCGTACAACGCCGCTAATCCAGGCGGGATAGGCCATCAGGAATTCAGATCGGATTTCGTTCTTCCGGCGAGGGAGCACCGGCAGCATTTGACCAAGACGTTCTATATGAATGCCGACTGGCGCAATAATCCCTTTATTCAGGATGAGTACAAGGAGTATTTGCTAGGATTGACTGGAATACTCGGAGAGATGTGGCGTGATGGTAATTGGGACATTGGATCAGGAACCTATTTTATAAACTGGCAACCGAAGGTCCATGTAATTGAGCCAATGAAAAGAATTCCGCTTGAGTGGAAAGTGTGGGTTAGTCTCGATTGGGGATGGACCCATCCACTTAGCATACAATGGCATACGCTTAGACCAGATGGCGCGATCGTTACCGTAGATGAGTACAAGACTCAACGAACACTTGTCGCTGATGTGGTGGAAGAAATAGAAAGGCGAACCCGTAAATGGGATCGGAAAATGTCAGACATAGTTGGTTGGGTGGCCGGACACGACATATACGCTAATCGTGGAAGTCATCCGGACGGACTAACCATTGCAGATCAATTCTCGAAATTGGGGATACGCTGGACTAGGGCGAATGTTGATCGGATCAATGGCGCAGCAGAAATAACAAGACGGTTAGGAAGTCCAAGAGAAAACAAACCAACATCCTGGTTCGTTACTAAAAATTGCCAAGAATTGATATATACTATGCCAAATATGATCATTGATGATCGGAGGCCGGAAGATGTCCTCAAAGTGGATGCAAACGAATTTGGAGAAGGGGGGGATGACAGCTATGATTGTGCAAGATATGGCATTATGGTTAGGCCTCTCTTTATTCAAAAACAGGGCTTTGCGTGGAAATTCTAAACAAACCAACCGTGTCTAACAAAGAGCTTCAAACATTTCTCCAGGCTGCTAGTTGTGCGGCCTACATGGAAAAACACCTTGGCGAGATATGGGCGCACACGAAACTCGCGATCAAACTTCCCCCAAACACTTCTTTCGTACACCTAAAACAAGACAAAAGCAATCTCGTAGGCATGAACTTTATGGAGGAACGCCTTCTTCCAGTCAAATACAATATCTACATTGATATTAAGAAAAAAGACAACCTCTACAAAGGAGGTTGGCTGATGCTCTACACTTTCGATCCTCCAACAAGACAGTTTTTCTACTGGATTACCGAAATGGTAACAGTATACGAAAAGGGAACAGACTATGATTTTACCCAGGCAAGTAAATTTGGCAGAATTGGCTTTTCTCATGCATCAGGCAGAGGAGGAGTTGGAGTTACAAGCACGAATAATTAAAGGTCGTGAGTTATACGCCGGATACATGAGTTCGGAGTTGTCCGAACAAGCAGCAGACATCTACCTCGGAGCCGAGGCCGACGATATTGAAGGCATAAACTTAATGGCCATCGCCATTAACACTACGGTTAGGCGAATCACACTAAACGGATTCGAGGTAGTGGCGCCCATCGCCGAGGGGGAAGAAGGAGAAGCCGTTTCACCAGACGAAGAAGGTAGTTCGTCCGTCCAAGCAATCGAAGCCTGGATCAAAAAGTTTTACGAGGTGAACAGGATAGAGGCGATTAGCCGTGACCTTCAGAGAATGACAGAAAGAGACGGAGAAGCCTTTCTCTTAATCGACTATGACCTAGAATATATCTATCCAAGAGATGTCGCCCAGGTCGGGATCGCAAGACTGTACATTAGCGAAAGATACACTGATGCAGGGACATCGTGGGGAGAATTTCAAGGTTCTAATGAAGGATGCAAAGCTCATTACCGTCATGGAGATCCCAACCAGCCGCTTGACATGGTTTCTAAGCGATGGATTGAGCAGTATTGGGAAGAAGAAGAAATAAAAGCTCGTCAGCGAATGACCCTTTACATAGCGGAGGTCGGCTCGGAACTTGTTGGGGACATCGTACCGGCAAGAATTGAAAAGTACGCAATGAACGAGGCCGGAGAGTGGGAGGAGTATCGTGACGAAGGAGATGAAGAATGGCCGCTTTGGTGGACAGAGAACGGAACCGATGCTGGAGAGAGTTTGCCGATACCAGTTATCCATTTCCGGAACGAGGAGTTGGAGCCAGGACAAAAGAAAATTTGGGGGCTACAGGCGTCAATGGACGAGCTGTGGATCTCCTTTATGAATGCACAGCTTGTGGCGGGTCACCAGCTACTGGTAGCCTTTGGTTTTTTCCCAACGACTGACGGACTCCCTCCGGAAGAAGATGGAAGTAACTTATTGACGGTTTCGCCGAGGCAGATTATCGGCTCGGGAGCTACAAGCTCCAAAGAAGCCTCACTAACAGCTATTCAACCACCCTCTGCCGAGCCACTTCTACAGGGGCTGGACAAAACCGCGATCTACGCCAGTTTCGTAGGCAGTTTGCCGGTCAGCAACTTCATTTTCTCGAAAGCAGTTGCTTCTTCCGAAACATTGAAACAGGGTGACGCTGAATTAGTCGCTAGAATCAATGAACTAATTGGGCTATGGACTTTTTCTTGGTCTGCGGCCATGGACATCGCAAGAAAAATGGAGATTCTGTATGGTGGAAACACCATGGACGAAGCACCGGCCATCTTACCTCAATGGGCGTCACCAGAAAGACGCGATATGAACCATCTGACCAAGGAAGCGAACGCCAAACGAGCGGCAGGAGTGCCAGAAATAATCATCCTGCAAGAAGTATGGGGCTATACGCCGGAACAGGCTGCAACCTACCTCGCAGAAAACCTCTCAGAACACAAACAAGGGATCGGACCAGAAGCGATTACGATCTTGCAAGCTCAGATTGCTGGCGCGGGAGAAGAACCAGGCGCACCGGCCACGGACGAGGAACACGGCAATGCCGCAAGTGAACAATTAACCACTAACGCCAGTCCATGATAGACTGTAACTAAAGGAGGGTACATAATGACAAGGCATAATCACAGACGGAAATCGAAGAAAAAACCACCAACCGCCAATGCGAACATAGGAACAGCGATAATTCAAGCATTGGTCTCTAATTCGGAAACGAGAGAAGAAGATAGAATGGCCATAAATGCGATGAAAGATAGCGTTTGGCATTACATGAACTCATTGCATACGCAAAATGACAAAGTTCATTGGGCAGCAGCAGGTATGTTAGCCGCCTACAATTTAGGTAGATTCGGAACGAAAATACCCACAGGTGATCGAAGGGTAGAGACACCTTAAATTTATTCGTGTACAATACACACACTTAATTACGTTACATCTTACGGAAAAAGATGGAGGAACGAGCAATGCCAGGTTTAGAAGAAACTACGACCAGAACAGCAGAAAACACAGGCGCAGAAGATACGGGTTCGCCTACCGGAAATGCAGATGGTCAAGATGCGACAAAAGAAAAGGCCAAGGCCGAAAAGCCAGAAGGCCAAACCCAGGCGAAGACTTTCTCACAGGCAGATGTAGACGCCTTATTGGGAAAGACCCGCCAGGAAGGACGCGATAGAGCTACATCCGCATTATTGCAAGAAACAGGCATGAAAGATGTCGAGTCTCTCAAGACCGTCATTTTGGACGCCGAGAAAAAGAGAAAAGAACAGTTGTCGGACCTCGACAAGATAACAGAGGAAAACAACCGCCTGGTCCCTTTTGAGCAATTAGCTACGGAGCAAAAAGAATCACTTACGAAATATGAAAAGGCCGTTGGGAAGTATGTAGAGTCTCTAATGGAGGCTATGGAAGTTCCCGACCACATAAAGCCGCTTCTAACTCAAATGGATTCGCTTGCGAAACTCGCGTATTTAACGGAACATGGCGCTGCTTTCTCTAAACAGGCCGCTTCTACACCACCGTCCACCAATGTGTCAAACAAAGGTGGCGGCAAAAACGGCGCAGATAGTATAAAGAAAGCTCGTCAGAAATATGGTATTCGATAAATACCATTTAGGAGACTCATATAATGGCAGCTATAACTATAGTTCCCCTCGATGTTGGTGCATTGCGGGAATCGTTCGTCAGGCCGTATCCTTGCGGCGAAGTAGTCGAAGTCGGAGAGGCGGTTTACCTCGCTTCTGATGGCACGATTATGCTGGCCGACGCCGCAGCCGCCGATACAGCGCAAGCGATTGGTATCGTTGTCGCCGTTGGGGGATACGGAAAGCTCGTGTCAGTTATTGGAGATGTGTGCGACGTTGTTTTACATGGCGTTTGCACCGGCTTCAGTGGCCTAACTCCTGGCCTAGAGGTTTTCGCAAGTGCCACCGCTGGCGCAATGGACGAAACCAAACCGGCCGGATCGTCCGGCGACTTCATCTGGATAGTCGGCAAGGTATTGGCCGCAGGTATCATCTACGTACAACCGAACACCTTTGATATTGCGGCTCAGTAAGCCCGATTAGTCTTAGGTTTATAGAATACAGTAACACTACGTTATTGGAGGCATTAAAATGGCACGAATAGGCTTTGGCGATCTCAAAGATCAGGGACTTCACCCTCTTTGGGACTTGGCCGAATTAAAGAAAATGGAACTGGAAGACGGAACCTCTATTGAGCAGATGCTCCGAGAGGTTCAAGATGTAGCGTCTGCCGTTTCCGGTGAAATCACTCGATTACCGCATTATTCCACACTTTTCAACGTCCAAGACGCTCCGGAAATGGAATACGGCACTTTCACTGGTGGTGGCATTCAGGAAATGACCGAATACAGCGTTCCCGATCCGTACAAGGGCAAAACGACCGGACACATGTTGCCGATCAAGATGTTCACCCGTGCAATCGGCTGGACATTCCTCGCCCTCGAAAGACGCCGACGCAATCAGTTGGAAGCGGATCTCAATGTCGTAGTAGACGACATTCGCAACCATTATCAGCAAAAAGTTTTGACCCGTTTCTTCAAAATGGAAGCGGACGCAGTTGGTGATACGGCTGGCGCATCTGTTCCTTTCGCAGATGGTGGGACAGGCGACGCGAACTGGATTCCTCTAAGATCGCCCGATGGCGTAGAGTTTGACGCCGCGCACGATCATTATCTTCGAGTAGCGACTCTCGACACGACAGCTATCGTAGCTGCGGTCAAGCACCTCAAAGAACACGGACATCAACCTCCGTATGACTTGATTGGCGCAGAGTTGGACGCCGCGACATATATAGCCCTAGACGAGTGGAGAGCACCCGTTTGGCCTGGGATTATCTATCGCGACACCAGCGCGGGAATGGATCGAGCCTCCCTCAACGGAATTGAGGAATACGATGGCTTCATGGAAACAGTCGCCGGGATAGTCAAGGTTTGGTTTACGCCAAGATTGCCGACTGGCTACTTCGGTATCTACAAGGACTACGGCGCTGGCGCAGATGGCGCACCATGCGCGATGAGAATCAATCCGAAGCTAGGCTTTGGCTGGCAAATGGTTCCTGGTAACTACGTGAACAGTCCGCTTAATCTCGGAGTCCTTCGTTCTGAGTTCGACCTCGGTGTCGGCAAAGACCGAACGAACGGTGTGTTCACCAAGGTGTTCGCTGACGGTGACTACGTAACTCCAGATATCGGCTAAATTCGAGGTCTACAATGACTGAATTACTGCTAACGAGTACTGGTATCCCCAATACTTGCTCAGTTTGTGGAGATATGCAGGAAACCGAATGGTATGCGGAAAATGAAAACATGGCCCGTTCCGGACAGGGGAAATGCCCTACCTGCGCTGGACTAAAGCCAAAGAAAACTGTTCGCAAAAAACGTACCGCACGGAAAAAGCCTGCACTACAGGTCGAGAAATAAAGTATTGCAGGGGGAGGTCTAATCAGCCTCCCCCTTGATTTTTAAGGAGAGACAATGGACACCCTGCTAGAAGTATTAACCGAAGCTCTAATCAAAGCAGCCATCATCATAATCCCCATCTTACTTGCCGTTCTCACCACCTACCTCGTCAAATTCCTACAGGCGCAAATGGTAAAGCTGGAACGCGAGGGCAGGGATCTTGAACTTCTACTGCTACAAGAGTTTACGCAAATAGCCGTACTCGCCGCCGAGCAGCTATTAGCGCATGACGAAGAAGATAACGAACGATTCGAGTTCGCTTCTGAATCACTGAAGAAACTGGCCTCCGAAGCGGGTATTCCGATAACCGAGGACCAAATTCTCTTGCTGATAGAAGGAACTGTACACGCATTACAAAACGAGCTTCCTCGCCCCACTGAGCATTATTACATCGAAGGCACTTCAGAGGAAGATGGAAGCGATGCCACCTAATGAACACGAAAACAACAAGGCGATCCGAGAACTGTCAAAAGAGTTAAGGGAAAGCCGACTACTAACCGAACGAATCGACGGAAAGATAGACCGTATCAGAGATAGTCAGAAAATCTCAGATAAAAGAGTAGAGGCCTTGCTAGACGTAGTTACAGGCTCAGAGTCAGGCGCGAAGACAGGCTTAATCGTGCGGGTTCATGACCTGGAACAGAAACAGGCCATGACCGACAAGCGGATTGACGACATTCTGGCTATGGGCGATAGAATAGAGAACATGGAAAAGATGCTTACCGCTACAATAAAGATGCAAACAGATCATCCAAGTATTCTGTATTCCCTGCGTTTTGAAACAAAGAAAACGATTGCATGGTTGTTCTTCGCCTTGCTGATCGTAAGCATTTGGTTCGTGTCCGGCCTAAGACAACCCGTACTTGAATTCTTTGGGCTACCGATTTTCTAAGAGGAAATGATGGCAGAGATAAACGAATTCACCTACAAACTAAATAGTGACGATTTAGACATTGCCAACATAGCAAAAATCAGGCTCGAGGTTGGAGATACCGATCCCGAGCGTGGAATAAAGCCAGGAGGCGACAATTACACCGACGACGAGATACTATACGCTCTCAACGAGGAAGAAAGGATCGTTGGCAGAGCAGCCGCCAAGATATGTGAGATGAGCGCAGCCGCCTGGACCTCCGTGCCGAGGACGATGTTTGGAGCGTTATTCGATCCAAGAGCGGTCGCCTCTAATTTTATGAAAATGGGGAAGGAACTACGTAAAAGGTACGGATTCTCCAACGTCACGAGTCAAACCTTTAGTGTCCCGGTGAAGCGATAACCATGGTTACAAAGAAACGCTGGAAATTCCATAACTCTGCATTGAAGTTTAGCTGCACCGAAGCGGCCGTGCTCAACCGACTCAAGGCCAGTCCAGTGGACGATACAGATTTTACCGTAGTCGACAATGATTTTAAGATCACGCCGCCGATTGAAATGCTCAACGACGAGAAGGAACGACATAGATACGGAACAGTATCTTCAATACTTATCGCATGGTGTGAGAAACCAGCAGGATCCCCAAAAGAAAAGGATAGATTAGTCTCGGGAGGGATTGATTACAGAATCAGAAAGGTCAAGGCCTGGCCTAACGTAGTAGAACCAGCATTTTATGAGCTGCATCTAGAGGACGAATCATAATGCCCGTAATTACCTTCACAGGTTCGGAAGTAAGGGCAATGCAAAACTCACCAGGCTACGGCGTAGGTAAAACCTGGTGGGAAATTCAAGCAATGGGCTTTAAGCAGCTTGAAAGAGATCTCGGCAACCTCATACGCAAATGGGACAAGGAATCCGAGAAGATATTAGGCGAAACGGCTACAAAAGTAAGAAAGGCCGCACAGCCACGAAGCCCTTATTTATACGGTGTTTTGCGTAGTGCTCATTTCGACACACTGTTACGAGACTCCACGTTTTGGGGAGGTCGCGCAGGTTTGGTCGCGATAGATCCGCAAGCAGAGCATCATATTTTAGGCGGCAGACCTAACATATACGGCGCGGAAATACACGCTGGACTAAGAGGTGCGCGGCGTCCTTGGTTCGCTGACACAATCGCACAAGATGTACCAAGTATTTTAGAAGAAACCGGAAACGAACTAAAGGGCGTTTACGCAGAATACCTGAACCAGACACTGTCCGGAGCAATATAAATGGCGACAATAAACGAGCAATTAGACGAGCTAAAAGTCGAAGTAAGAACTATACTACCAGCAAAATGGACCACCATTTATGGGTATAGAACAGCACCAGAAAAACACGTTCGTTATGCGATGATCACGCACATGGGAACAGAAGATGGAACCGCCGTTACTGGCGGGCAAAATAAAGTTACTGACTTTCTTATCGTGCTATTTGCACAGCACGACAAGGAAGAAGCAACACTGGAGGCAGCAGAAAGAGACTTGAACGACGCAGAATCATTGATTCTCGATCAGCTTACTCAAGTGCGAAGAAACGGTAAATGGCAGAAGGTCGTAATTCCATTTCCAACGATTCGACCAAGACAGCCAAGGGCATTACCAGAAACTCGATTAGCAGAAATTCCAGTTCGCCTATATTCATAATCATAAAAAGGAAATAACAATGCCAGCACCAAACGCCAAGCCAGATCAAAAACTTTATGTAGTCAAGAAAAACATCCGGTACAAAAATCCGGATAAGAAGCTCGGGTTATACCGCGCTCTTATTACCCCGGACTCAGATCTTGGCAAAAAGGGATTGCCGTTTCCGCATCTGAAGCCAGAAGAAATCAAGTTGCTAGAACGACGCGGGTTCATCGCTCCAAAGAAGTAAGCCCGCCACAGTCCCGTTCTACTAATAGAGTAATGAGGTAATAACCAATGACAAAAACAGCCAATAGTTATATCTCCGATCAAGGAGAACTTGTCTTAACCGTAGACTCCGTACTAACGGACATAGCGTACTTCACCACCGCAGAACCAGTTATTTTTGACGGTGTGCTGAGAAAGCTCGAGGAAACGTCTCCCAAAACCAGGGAATATTCAGAGGTCTTTGTAACCGGAAGTACATCGCCTATCAAGACGATGAGTTCCAAGCAGACCGCAACAGAATGGACCTTGACCATACTTGACGACTACAGTGCCGGAAACACTGGCGAATGGGGAACCGACGAACTCACCGCAGTTGAAACATTCCAGCAGATCATGGACAACGCCTTAGTAATAGCGGACCTGGCTTGTACACCGGCCGGAGGCGCGACAGGCGACATCGAAACCACGCTGGTCAACGTCGACGTAAAATCCGTAACCCACCCACCGATTGACTCTGACGCGACGAACCCGCAAGAAGTAGTAATCATGCTCGTGGTCGAAAGCTACACCAAGGCCGCACATAGTTAAATAGGAAAACAATATGCCAGATAAAACAGCCAATAGTTATATATCTGATCAAGGCGAATTAGTATTCGTCATCAGCGCAGCAGCCGTGACCGCAATCGCCGCCATAACCACAGAAGAAGATATGATCCTTGATCTCGTTCTGCGGAAGTTTGAAGAAACGTCCCCTAAGACCAGGGAATATTCCGAGGTGTTTGTTGCAGGAGACGTCAGTCCCATAAAGACTATGAGTTCCAAGCAAACCGCAACGGAATGGACCTTGACCATACTCGACGACTATTCAAGCGGCGGGACACCGGAACTCGGTGGTACTCCTTGGACCACAGCCGTAGAGCTTTTCCAAGAATATATGGATGCAGCGTATACTCTTGAGGAATTGTCACTCACTCCCGCAGGTGGAGTGGCCGGAGACATCGAAACCACATTGGTGAACGTAGATGTGAAGTCGATTACCCACCCGCCGATTGACTCTGACGCAACCAACCCGCAAGAAGTGACAATTATGCTGGTCGTGGAAAGCTACACAAAGGCCGCACATGGTTAAAAGCGAATCCATAGAGCTGCCAGAGTTCCTAATGGCATTGCCCGAAGATTTGCGCCCCACTCGTCCTAAAGTAAACCGGCTGGTCTTCCCATCACCGTTGAAGGAATGGCCTGGAACAGTCACTACCGCATGTTATCTGAGCGCAGAAGAATATCATGTGTGGTGGACTAATTCAGGGGACGGCCAGCCAGAGGACGACAAACGGCATTGGGCGTACTTCGATTGGGAGACGCGGTTCCACTTCGCGAAAGCCTGGGCTATCGAGGGTCTTGACAACGATCAACTAAAAACGGATCCAAAAGATATTCCAGACACGCGCCTGATAATATGGTACGTCACAGTAACCAATACCATTATTCAGGAGGCTACGTTACTCCCAAACTCGCGAAGGCCGTCGAGCGAAACTTTGATCACGTAAAAGAATCGCAAGATGGCCAGCGTCACAAGGACAATGTGGATCCGCTACCGTGGCCGCACGAACTTGGTTTGAGTATCATAGATCAGGCAACAAACAGTCCGAGATTTTGGCCCTGGCCGACGAGAGATTGGCTATTCAACAAACCAGCCCTTGATGCCATAAACATTGTCTCCTTCATGCAAAGATTACTTAAAAAATCAGGCGAGCTTTGGACAGATAATGATAACAGCTTCTATCGAGCGATTCACGCAAAGCCAGAGGTAGTGCAACATGGGCGCAATAACGTCACATTATAATCTTGCAATAATAATCCAAGAGCAACGGCGCGGAAACGCAGTTCGGGATCTTAAACAAGATCTAACGCTAGTCAACCAACGTCTTGACAAACACGGAGTTGCGGCCGGACAAGCTGCGTCTAAGACAGAACAGTTTGTCACAAAGACGAAACGGCTAGGCCAAGCTCTCAGAAAAGTTCTAGTACCAGCATTGCTTCTGGCCGCAACCGCAGTTGCAAAGCTCGGCACGGATGGAGTCAAAGCCTTTGCTCAGTTCGACAAAGGGATGCAGGAGGTTTTTACACTCATACCGGATAGATCAAAGGAGATGGAGGACGAATTAACCAAGGGCATTCAAAATGTGGGCAAGCAATTCGGATACCTAACCGAAGAAACAATACCTGCTTTGTACCAAGCCCTATCAGCGGGTATACCAGAAGAAAATGCCATAACAGCAGTAGAATTAGCGGCCAAGGCCGCAAAAGCGGGAGCCTCGGATCTAGAGAGTACAATGCGTATTGGCATGGCCGTTGTGAATGCCTACGGTGGAGAAGTCTATACGCTTGGCGAAGCCTACGATCTAATATTTCAATTAGTCGATAAAGGAGTTCCACGACTGTCTGATTGGGGGAACACCCTGCAAGACGTTATCAGCATCGCGTCAGAAGCCAGAACCCCATTTGAGGACATCGTGGCCGCACTCGCCGTTATGACTCGCCAGGGCGACACCGCGGCAGAGTCAGCCGAATTACTTGGCTTTATCCTCATGCAGATGCAGATTGAGGGAACGACCGCAGCCGGAGTCTTTATGGAGGCAACCGGACAAAGCTATCGCGAATGGATCGCCACAGGACACGGCCTCGTAGAAGGGCTTCAAATGATAGACCAATACGCGATCGATACAGGCCAACATCTTGACAGCATGATTGGTGGTAGCTCTAACTTCTATCGAGATCAACAAGCAGCTCGTGGAACAATGGAGCTGACCGGAATACACATGCAGGAGCTAATAGATCTCGCTAAGCTTGTAGGCGAAGAACAAGAAGGCTCGATGGAGAAGGCATACGGAACGGCCTCCGACAACGCACAGCAGAGCCTGGATGAAATGGCCGCGAAATGGGAAATCATAAAAATAAAGATAGGCGAAGCGATTTGGGAGCAGGAAATATTCTTTGGTTTTACCGGAGAGGAACTATTTGATAGCGCAGGAACTGTCTTGGACTACGCCACAGACGATCTAGGGGACCAGTTAATAGGCAACCTGGAATCAGCCATAGGCGAAATAAAAGACAGGAATATGCTCGAGGAGATAGCAGAAGCCTGGGTGTCAGAAGATAGAACGATAGAAATACCGTTCTTTCCAGACTGGGAACTATTTGAGGAAACAACGGCAGAAGGAAAAGAAATACTAGCGCGAGAACTAGCCCAATACTATGGTCAATACGAGGATTATTCTCGAGCCATACGGAAATTGGGATTAGTAGAACAATACCGACTCGATCCTGGCCTTCTTCAGCAAACAACAGGTGATCCACTAGGCGAATGGGCAAAGAAAAGACACAAAGAAAATGCAGAACTGACGTCCCAAATACAAGAGTATTACAACGCTGTCTTTATACTCCAAAGTGAAGAAGAATTGAACATGCTTAATCTCAAGCAGGTCAATCAAGAAATACAGCAAGAGAATTTAGAAAAGGAAGCGAGTTTACAAAGACAGGCAGAGTACAACGAAGAAAATCTGTTCTTTTTTGACTCATTTTATGCAACACAACAATCTACCGTGGATTTGCTAGGAATGTATAACGATGGCCTAATAACCCAAACGGAATATTGGGAACAATTAGGAGTTTACGGGAAGGAGTTCGGGGAGGTTGTTCATTGGATCGCCGTTGACACTCGCGCCATGACTTCTGAAATGAGCAGCTTTATTTCCATTGTGGGCACACAAGGAGCGAAATTATACGATGGCTATGACGCACTCGCCGAGGCTTCCGGAGAATGGACTCAGATTCTCACAAACAACGCTGGCGAAATCGACGCCGTAATGGAACAGTTGGGAACTGATCTAAGCGACGACGAGCAAGGTGTCATGCGCGGAATATTGGATACCGCCGAAGAAGGTGGAACCGCATGGTTGGCCGCATGGAGAGCCTTGCAAACAGACTTGACCCAAACTCAACGAAACGAACTCATAGCGCGAATGGCCGATCTGCAAGCAGCAGACGGAGTTTACAAAGGCGTTTGGACCGGCAACAAAAAGGCCGCAGAGGACGCAGAGGCTGATATACTGGCAGCTCTCGAAGCAATAGAGACTGGTTGGAACAACATGGTAATCGAAGTATTTGCGGCCAATCTCGCCCTGGATTCAAGACTGGCCGGAACGATAGAAGCGCAAATTGCAGAAATTAGACTTCAAGAAGCAATGGGCGAAATAAAACCAGAAGTGGCCGAATCACAAATAACTTATTTGGAAAAAGCGAGTCAGTTAAAAGAGATACATGACGAAATGTACACCGCTTACATGGCAGACGGAGTGCTTGCGCAAGAAGAAGCCGCAAAAATGGCAGTCGCAGAAGACACAGTGTTCTTGTCAGCCGAAATGACAACCAAAGAATTAAAGAAACAAATAGACGCAGCGACAGCTTACGAAGGCGGCTACCCGTATGTAGTAGGGCTTATCAGAGATGATCTTAATCCAGCATTAGATGATACGGCAAATAAGGCTAAGAAACTTACAGAAAAGCCAATCGTGCCGGAGGTCGGCATGGACAAAGTGGCATTTGACACAAAATACAAATTCTTGATGGAACAAATAGACGAAGCAGAGGGACCGCATGAGGTCGAATTCTACATGAGCCAAATGCCGACGCCACCGGCAACTCCCGATGCCAGGGAAGCAGGTGGAACCGGAGGCACTTACAGGACTGTTCCAGGCGGCTATCCGAACGACTCCTACCTCCTCGGCCTAACAAGTCGCGAGGAATACTCGGTTTTAACGCCAGGCCAAGCTAGAGGGCAGGGCGGGGGAGGTCGGCAGTACATTGACCAAAGCCACCACACAACCATTATTAACAATCACACTCGCGCAGCAGCCGCCGTGTCCAGAGCCTATCTAGACACTTTGTACGATCAAAGATTAAGACGATTTGTAGGAGAATAATTCATGGCCGCATATTTAGCCGTAGCTAATTTTGACGAAACAGAAAAATACGACTTCACACACGCAGCAAGCAAGGTTCGGCTAATAACCGGAACCCTCAGTGATACGACAAGCGAGCTTGGCGAACCAGTCGAATTGCGTTTCCAGACAGTCACCAAAGGAACTGCGGCTGAAATACGACTCGCGCTCACTCAAGTCGAGACTATTTTTGGGCGAACCGCCAAGTTCTTCCTTGATTTGACATCACAGAACAGTATTTGGATGTACGCCAACAGTGATGGAGAAAGAGTTAGGCGAGCTCTTGTTCTTTCGTGGCAGCGCGTAGACACTGTTCAAGGACCGTCAGATCCCTTGCTCGATAAATCACTTATGGTCATAAGCGATTGGATAATTCAACGCAAGGGATATTGGGAAGCAACGCTAAGTCACATATATGATCCGGCACTAACATGGTGGCCCGACTTTAATTCAGGTGCTTGTATGGCAGGGACATTCACCGGAGATGGACACGGTACAGAAGAAAGCGACATGATAGACAAGGGAACCGTACCTGGAAGAATAAGGGAATGGCGCTTTACGTGGCCCACCGTCTACTCAACTAAATACTTTGACAAAATGTGGTTCGGGATGAAAACGACTACGGCGCTGGAAGGTGGAGGCAATCTCTTTAAGCCATTCGCTAATTTTGACAGCACATGGGGAAATCCGGACGTTTACGACTCGTACATCACCCAAAATTACACGGTCGGGCAAAGTGGAATTGCCCTAAATGGCATTTGCGCCGACATCGAGTTCGATGGTGTAGGACGCGCACCAGAATGGAAAAACAGAATCAGTGTTCCAGTTCCCTTCCACAACACACAGCCAAGAAACCAGAAAGGGACATACCAAATTCTATTTAGGATGAGAGCTAAAGCAGCAGGTGGCCGCTATCGAGTGGCAATGTTTCAAGCCTGGGACAAAATAGACCAGGTTTACTCAGTCGCCGAAACCTACCAGGATGTATTTGTGGAATCGACCGAATACCACTTATATGAAATGGGAGTCATACAAGTGCCGCCAGAAAACTATAGGTCGGCAAGACGAACAACGCCCGAAGATTTTTACCAGCTCAACATCGGCCTGGCGGCAGAAAGGCTTTCTGCGGACCAGACCGGGACGCTCCAATTGGATATTCTTATCTGGATACCGCAGGAACATTCGATTACACTTTCGAACATGAGAGCAAGAAGCCCAGGTGGTATCAGTGTAATTACAGATGAAGAAGATATTGCCTTTGGATTTACAACTGTTTCGTCGCCATGGGAAAAATTCGTCCATGAAATATCGGAGAATAACTGGACCTGGCCGTCAGATCCAGATCGAGATGTGATTGCGGTTATGGCAGCAGATATTCCAGAGGGAGACGGTCATCATCCGTTGACTTCGGATATAACAGTTTCTGATTTTGAAATCATTCCTCGTTATCATTCGTATAATAAAGACTCGTACTCATAATGGAACCAGAAGAAAGAACAGGCACGAACCCATATCTTCCACAAGAGCGGCTGAAACCCAACATTAGAATCTATCAGCCATTAAAATTGGGTTCTCGCTACATAAGCGACATAACAAAATACGCCACCGGATACAGACAAGCGATTCGCCTTTACGGAGGGTATTGG